CTAGTTAAAACCTACACGCACCACTATCTAAATGAACACGAATGGGTTCGTGCGACTGGTCGACCACATGCCCCAGACGGAGCTGGATCATGCTATTGTTCAGGCTGCTAGGGTCTCCTATTCTGAAGGGACCAAAACGGTTCGAACTGATGAGGGACTGCTACGATATCTTCTTCGGCACTGGCACACAACCCCGTTCGAGATGGTAGAATTCAAGTTCCATATCAAAATGCCCATGTTTGTTGCACGCCAACACATGCGTCACCGGACCGCCAGCATCAACGAGATGTCGGGGCGCTACTCTATACTGCCTGAAGATTTTTTTATGCCGTCGGAATACCGCGAACAGTCCTCGACGAACAAACAGGGGTCGGAGGGTCCGCTCACCCGGAGCGCCGAACTGCTGCCCAAAATTCAAGCACACTCTACCGAATCCTTCAAACTCTACAAGGAACTGCTCGATGCCGGGTGTTCCAGAGAACTCGCCAGATGTCACCTCCCCCTGTCAACCTACACCGAGTTTTACTGGAAAGTAAACCTCCACAACCTCTTGCACTATCTTCAACTCCGTTTGGAACCCGGTGCACAGGAAGAAATCCGGTGGTACGCACAGGAAATGCTAAAATGCATCGAACCACTGGTGCCCATGACCGTCAGAGCGTTTCGAGACTATCGCCTCAACGCCATTCAGCTTTCGGCAATCGAGATCAAATGCATACAGTCCAGGACACGCCCGGAGAATAAACGAGAAGCCGCAGAATTTCAAAGGAAGTTAGAAATTATGGGACTTGATACTATACTATGAGAATCAACATCATCGGGGCGGGACCAACCGGTCTCACAATAGCCTGGGAGCTCGCCAAGCTACCCTATCTAGATATACATGTCTACGAAAAGAAGCCAGGACCCGGAGGATCATGGTACGAACCAGATGAAGACAAGCGCAACCCTCACGCGGCTCGAGCCGTCTTTAACAGAGCCTTTGTAAACACACAGGACCTGTTTAGACAGATGGGCATCAAGTGGTCGGATGTATTTGGTACCCTGTCGCGGGACACCGCACGACCACCCCTCAAGGACCTTTGGGATCCCAACATCCTCAAAATGTTCGTGACACCATCCAAGACCACCACGGTCAAGGAGGTCCTGAACAATAAGAACCTTTTGGCGCTTCCGTATCTCTTCGACGGCGTCTCACCCGACGTCATGACTGTCTATGAATTTATCAACAGCTTGGACTATGTGGCTTTATCCAAGCAAGAGACACAAATTAGATCCGGTGCGTACATGTCCCGTCGGATGGCTGAGGCGGTCGAGGCTCGCGGTGTGACGTTTCACTATAATATGCAACTCACAGACGTTCAGTACAGGCCGAATAGTTTCAAAGCAACATTTCTGGATGGCTCGGCCGTCAAGGACGGATTTCTGATCCTGTGTCTGGACAACGGTCCCGCCAGTCTTTTCGTCAAGGACAACTGGGGCGCAGACGCCAAGGAGAAAATAACAAAAGGAATGTACGGAAGCGTCACACTGATGCTTATGTATGATACACCCGTCAAACCCATGTCGGAGTTGAACAGTGTTATCAGAACCAAGTGGAATATCATAACCTCACAAATCGATGATAAAACCGTGCTGTGTACGATGCCAAATACAGTTGTTGACAGCGTCAGTCCGGAACAGTTGGTGAGGGAAGTCGTGGAACAGACGGGGCTCCCCAGTCCGGAACGAACCATGTACTGCTGGGGGTCCCATTGGAAGAATGATCGCTGGGTTCATGATCAGACATCGGGCGTCATAACCACCCTGGGGAGTGTCCCTTTTATGGGGGAGAACACAAAGGTGGCCCTATGCGGTATGATGTCACCGAGAAAAACACCCTTTGCAAGCATCGAGGCTGCCGTAGAAGTGGGCAGAACGTTCTGCCGCGAAGCGTTTGGTGTGGGAACGAGACCCATGCGCCCGGTAACGCTTTCGAAATTACTCTTGGTTATAATAATATGCGTTGTGTTGTGGGCCGTTCTATGTACATGAACAATGACAAGTACTACCTCGATCTGATTTTGTGTAACGAGGATGTCAGAAGCGTTACACGACTGCAGAAACCCATGTATAGACCCAATGCAACATATATGAATCCCTTGAACGGTAGAGTCTTGCGGGTCAAGGTGCCTTTTAGATACAACAGAGTCGCGTGTACAGTCTTGGGTAACAGGACTGTACAAGAACTCGAGGCGGGTGATTTTATAGAAGCCGGAGTGAAGTTCTGTGGACCGTGGAGAACTGGACAGTACTACGGCTATTCGTGGAAGTTGTCTAGTCTAAGATATCTTCCCACCACCTAGGCTCTTTCTTTTTCTTCTCCATCTCATCGAGCTTCTTTTCGACTTCTTTGGGATACACGGCTCCATACTTTTTACGATTTTTTAGACACTCTTGTAGCATTTCCTTTACTTTGTCCATACACTATAGGGGGTTATTTATTTTTTTATGCCTCAACCTCGGTGCTCTCCAGCACTTTCTTTTCATTGGGGATGGGGATGACGTCTATCCCCATATCCCTGAAGTTCTTCATTAATCGAATGGCTCCCTCCAAACGGTAGTACTCTTTCTTCAGTTCGTCTTGTTGTCCCGCAAGCTTCTGAAGATTCTCTTCATAAAGTTCTAAATTAGATAATATAGATAAGGATGACATTTGTTATCTAGTCAAGCATGTCTTTAACTAGGTCTGGGTACATCTGTACCAAAGACCCTGGTGTTGTCAAGGAGCTGACAGTGCGCCCCGATATCAAGAGTGAGTTTGGTTTTACACCGCCCAGTTTCAAGGTCTATAGACCGGGAAAACATGGAACCATGTGTGTTCCGCGCTACTACGGGATCGAGAAGTTCGGTGAACCGCTCGAAGACAAACGTCCCGATCCGTGTGACATGCGCCCATGTGTTCGCTTTGAAGGAAAGCTCAGAGACGAAACCTTTCAGAACGAAGCATGCCAAAAGGGATACGACCAGGGACACGGAATCCTTTCGCTTCCATGCGGCTTTGGGAAAACCACGGTCGCCCTGGCCCTCGCCGTACGACTGGGGTACCGCACAATGATCGTCGTCCACAAAGAGTTTCTGGCCAATCAGTGGAGAGAAAGGATCAAACAATTCTGTCCCAAGGCGACCATTGGGTTGGTACAACAAAATGTCATTGATGTCGAAGCCGATTTTATTGTTGCCATGTTGCAGTCTCTGTCCCAAAAGGAGTACACCTTTGAACAGTTTGAAGGTATCGGAACGCTCATAGTCGATGAGGCCCATCATATATGCGCCCGAGTGTTTTCACAGTCTTTGTTCAAGCTGTGTCCTCGTCACATATACGGTCTCTCGGCCACCCCCGAGCGTAAGGATGGACTCACACGGGTGCTGCACTGGTTCATGGGACCCACCTTCTTTTCTGTGGAACGTGAAAACCAGCAGCAGGTTGAGGTCTTTCGGATAGACTTTGACTGCCAGCGGTTTCGCGGAGCTCCGCCGTGCAACAGGCTTGGACAACTCTCGCTCGTCGAAATGATTACCGTGCTGGTGGAGATGGAAGAACGAAATGCCATGCTGGTCGACCTCATCAAGAAGGCCTCGGCGGGGTCGAGACAGCTGCTGGTTCTGAGTGATCGCCGACTGCACTGCGAGTACCTACACACAAGGTTTCCAAAGGTTTCAGGACTGTACATGGGTGGAATGAGCGAAGCAGAACTGGACGAGTCCAGCAGAAAAAAGATAATATTCGGAACATTCAGTCAGGCGCACGAAGGGTTGGATATTCCCACGCTGGATTCACTGATTTTGGCAACCCCAAAGTCTGATATAAAACAGTCCATCGGGCGCATCCTGAGGGAGACCGAGGGGAAGAAGAACAATCCACAGATATGGGATATATGCGATCAGTGGTCTATATTACACGCCATGTTCAACAAGAGATGTCGAGTCTATCGGGAGAGTGGATTTCACATGGACACGGAGACTGCACCCGTACTACCAAAAGGAAAATGTCTATTTATATAAATGTCCGGTGCATTGATAAGCCTGGTAGCCACGGGTGCTCAAGACGTCTATGTCAAGGGTGATATGTCCCTTTTCACAGCACACTTTACTCGGTGCAGAAACTTTTCTCAGGCTCCTCAGAAGTTGGACTTTACTTCTGGAAGAGTCAGAAACAATGAGATATGTTCGGTGAAGATACACAGCCACGGTGATCTTATAAACTACATGTGGTTGGAGGGAACCAATCTGGTGGAGAATCTATCTGGAACGGTTTTTGAACTCTATATAGGGGGTCAACTCATCGACTCACAGACATATGACTACATGGCCGATATATGGCAGATATATCTCGCCGAAACTCAGTCAAAGTCGGCAACAATCAATAACGCCGTGTCCCATTCCAACACAAATTTTTTCCCGCTTCATTTCTTTTTCTGTGACCACGGTCTGTTTTTACCCCTTGTGGCTCTTCAATATCATGAAGTTGAACTCAGAATAACGTGGGGTTCGACAATCGAAAGTACGAGCGATGTCAAGGTATACGGAAACTACGTCTACCTTGACACAGAAGAAAGAGAGGAGATGGTGAGAACACCCATGGAACTATTGGTCACACAGGTGCAACGCCTGAGCTACACTCCCAACGAAACCTCTTTGGATCTTACCAGCCTAAATCACCCGGTAAAGTGTATATTCTTTGGGTTTGAAGCGACAGATGACAACTACATCACAAATTATTTCACCTTCACCGGAGCCGATATCTACGTGAACGGTACCATGTTGGTCGAAAATATGTCACCCACTTATTTTCACACGGTTCAGGGATATCATCACACGTCTCACGGTAATATCAACTTCCAAGTGGCTCCTATGTACACGAGATACTACATGTACAGCTTTGCGATGAACGCATCAAAGTACGAACCAACGGGAACATGCAACTTTAGTCGTCTCGATAACGCAAAGATCACCATGAAAGGGGTGACAAAGGTTTCATCTGCTTCTTATAAGGTCTACGCGGTTGGGTACAACATCTTGAGGGTGCGAGATGGCATGGCAGGTATTTTGTTTAGTAACTAATAGTAAGCAATGGCTAATACAGGAGACAGATTATTTGTCAAGAGTATATTGTTGAACCAAAATGGCAATGGGTCTGTTCCGAGTGATGGACTCACCACCGATGGTCGGTCCAATCTGTATCTCGACAACAAATTGATAGGTGCAGCGTCCTTGTGGACACAGGTGGGCTCGAACATATACTACACAGATGGTTTCGTCGGTGTGAGCAATACAAATCCACAATACGACTTCTCCGTCGGGTCGAACCTCTACGTTGACGACACGGGGTCGAACGTTATCGTGGTGGATGGAAATGTGTCTTGTGAAACGCTCAACTACACGACGCTCAATCCACCCATTTCCGTGGATGCGACGGCCAACACTCTCCAGAACGTCACAACGACCGGAAATACAACCACAGTTACGTGTGAATTCAATAACGCAGATACAAGTCTGGTGACTCTTAGCAATGTCGGGATAGCCAACACCAGTCCAGGACACACCCTCTCAGTCGGGTCGAACCTGTACGTTGACGATACGGGGTCGAACGTTATCGTGGTGGATGGTAACGTGTCTTGTGAAACGCTCAACTACACGACGCTCAATCCACCCATTTCCGTGGA